GTTCGTGAGTGACGATATGTCTCAAGCGGTATTCGGCCCCGAGCTCCGTCGCTATCTCAATGCGAACTATCCGGGGGCGAAGGTGCGAGGCTGGTCTGATCCCGCAGGTGAGGCGAAGGGGCAAGCCACGGAGGACACGCCACGCCGCATCCTCGTAGCCTCCGGTATTCCATGCAATCCTGCACCATCGAACTCGCCGACCCTGCGTCGAGCGGCGGTGGCTAATCCCTTGATGCGGATCTGCGGGGATGGGTTGCCCGGGTTCCTCGTCTCACCCAAGGCGAAACTGATTCGGAAGGGTCTTGCGGGTGGTTTCTGCTTTCGGCGCATGAAGGTGGCAGGGGACGAACGATACACGGATGAGCCCGACAAGAACATGTATTCGCATCCAGTCGAGGCGCTCGAGTACATGGCGATCGGTGAGGGTGAGGGAACTGCGGCATTGATGCCCGCTGACTACGACGATGACGAAAGCTACCAGACTACCGCTGACGGGATGTGAGTTGACACAGACCCCGTCTAAGGCACCCTAGCCCCTGTGGGTGAGAGACTCTTCCGCGAGCTTGTATCGTTAGAAGCGAAGCAATCCGGCGCACAAGACGCTGCATTGTGGGGGTTTCCTCGTGAGATCGACGCTGACGAGATTGAATCTTCGTACTGGTTCCGACTCGGTCAGGATGTCGTATTCTGGTATGAGAGTGTCCCTGGCCTTCCCGGCCTCTGGGTACATCTCGCAGTCTCTCCCCACGGTCGGGAGAATGGGTGGGGTCAACGTCGTTGGATTGTGGCCTCAGAGATCATCGGGGAGCTATTAGGAGCCGACCGGCTGCGTTTCGTAGGTTTCGCGGGCGTGAACAACGTCACGGACTACTTGACAAGGATGGGTTGGCAAGAAGACGCCACTGGACTTCATAAGATGCTGGGGGTGTAGGATGGGCGACAAGGGAATTACGAGTGCGCTGTTTCTGGTCGATCCGGTCAGTGCGTTGATGGCGGGCGATCAGTTGGGTGCATTTGATGGCCCGGATGGTCCGAAGCTACCCGAGGAAACGGACGAAGCCGAAGCGGGAGCTAAGCGTAAAGAGCAAGAGCGGTTACGTCGAGGTCGCAGCACAACGCAACTGTCTGGTTCACTTGGCCAAGCCCTCAACGCTTCGATCGGTAAGCGCACCCTCGGCGGTGCCTTATGATGCGTGAAGGTGACGCGAGTTCGATCATCGCACGGCTTGGCACGTTGCAGGGGTCGAGATCAAACTTCGATACCTTGTTCGATGAGGTCAAGAAGGTTGTCTGGCCTGATGGGGGCGACTTCCTCACAAGCCGTCGTAGTCCAGGCGAGAAGACAACCCGCGACATTTACGAGATGACAGCGGCGCTAGCAGTCGAGAAGTTCGCAGCGGCGATGGAATCGTTCCTCACATCCCGCACATCTCGATGGCATAAACTCTCGGCATCGAATGACGAACTCAACAAGATTGCCGAGGTCAAAGACTTTTTCGAAGACGCGACCGATGCCTTGTTCAAGGTCCGGAACTCCCCTGGTGCCCGGTTCTATGGGCAGATGCACGAGGCGTACAAGAGCCTCGGCGCATACGGAAATTCGTGCATGTTCGTCGATGAAGTGCCCTCGGGCGGCATCCGGTACAAGTACACGCATATCGGGCAAGCATGGATCGAAGTAAACCACATGGGCGTGGTCGATACGGTGTACTACGAGTACGAGCTATCGGCGAAGGCGGCGGTTCAGAAATGGGGCGATGATGCGCCACCGGTTGCCCGATCGACCCTCGACACCGACCCATTCAAGAAGTCGAAGTACATCCATTGCGTCCGTCCCAATGACGACGTGGACCCGGAGCGTGCCGATGCGGAGGGCATGGCCTTCGAGTCGTATCATGTAGGCGTAGCCGATCAGGTCATCATCGACGAGGGTGGATATGAGGAACTGCCCTACATCTGGAGCCGTTACACGCTGAATCCGGCAGAGATGTATGGCCGTGGCCCAGGGATGCTGGTGTTGCCTGAGATCCAGACGCTTCAGGAGATGGAGAAGGTATTCCTGCGTTCAGGTCACAAGGTGGCCGATCCGCCTCTACTCGTTGCCAACGATGGCGTCATTGGTCGAGGTAGCAAGCGGATCCGTATCAATCCAGGCGGCATCAATATGGGCGGACTCGACTCACAGGGCCGACCCATGATTGCTCCGTTGCATACGGGTGCAAGACTCGACATCACGGGCGAGATGATGGACCAGAAACGCATGATTATCCGTGAGGCGTTTCTGGTGAACCTGTTCGACTTGCTCGAGCGGGACCGCGTGCAGATGACCGCAACTGAGGTTCTCGAACGAGCCAAGGAAAAGGGTCAGTTGCTTACGCCTGTGATCGGTCGGCAACAGTCTGAGTTTCTGGGGCCGATGATTCAGCGTGAGATCGGGATTGCACAGCGCCAGGGCATGCTGCCGCCACTTCCCGATGCGTTGCTGGAGGCAGCGGGTGAGTACGAGATCGAGTACGAATCGGGCGCTACTCGGATGCAGAAGTCCGACGAGGTGTCTGCCGTGCAGCGTACAATCGAGGTGATGACACCGTTCATCATGGCGAACCCGGCGTTGCTTGCGGTCATCAAGGACGAGGACACATTCCGTCACGTCTGGGATCTGCTGGGTGCTCCGAGTAGCCTCACAAACAGCGAAGAGGAGATGGTCGCAATCCACAAGGCACAGGCGCAGGCAGCACAGGCACAGCAGATGCGAGAGGACATCCCGGCGGCTGCGGGTGTGATGAAGGACGTCTCAGCGGCACAGGGTCAAGCGGCCTGATGCTGACGGAGCGAACTCGGGGGGCATTTGAACCACGCAAGGTCAAGACCGCATACAAAAAAGCGTTTGCGGGGCCAATGGGGAAACTGGTACTCGCGCATATCGCAGACCTGTGCGGTGCAACTGAGACGACAGTGGATGAGAATCAGACGATGATGGCCGTAGCCGAGGGGCGTCGGCAAGTGTGGTTGGCAATACAAGACGTTCTCTCATTGAGTGAGAGCGATTTACGCGAACTCCAGGGCGAGGTCGCAGCATACGGGGGAAACGATGAGTGAAGGTGCAGTAGACCTAGGGACGCCAGCAGTACCAGACGCAACACCAGCAGCACCGACGGGGGTTGCCCCGGTAGGCGATGTGGCCGTATCGGAGAGTTCGTGGACTGATGGGCTCAATGAAGACGACAGGGCATTTGTCGAGACGAAGGGATGGAAGGACAACGAGTCCGTCATCAAGTCGTATCGCAATATCGAGCGGCTCCGTGGCGTCAGTGCCGACAAGCTGACTCGCATTCCAGATTGGGATAATGGCGAGGAAGTGGCTGAGTTCCAGAAGAAGATCGGCGTGCCCGATGGACCTGAGGGTTACGAGCCCATGACGGCGACGTCTTCGGCGGGCGAACTCGACGTCTCGGAACTCGACACGGTGGCTCATTCGCTGGGCCTCACTCCGAATCAACGCAAGGGGCTTCTGTCGATGGCCGTCGATATGGTGGACGGGGCCAATGCGCGACAATCGGAGCAGGTTGCAGCGACCAATGAAGCGGGGATGCTGGAACTGCATCGCGAATGGGGATCGGCGAAGGCTGAGAACGAGATCCTTGCCGAAAAGGCTCGATCCCGGTTCGGAATCAATGCCGATGCACAGACCGCTCTACAGGCTGGGTTGGGTCAGGCGGGTGCAGAACGGCTCATGGCTCGGATCGGGAGAGCCCTCGGCGAGCATAAGGGCGGGGGCGATAACGAGGACAATGCGCCTCCCGAAGGCATGACTCGGCGATATGCCAAGGAAAAGTTGGCGGCATTGACGAAGGACAAGGAGAATTTCAAGAAGATGCAAGCCGGCGACGTGGCCGCAAAAAAACAATGGTCCGACCTCAACCGGATTGCATTTGGAGAGAAGTGATTTGACAGATGCCCACGATGTGGGATTCTGAACTCACATAGCTGACAACCCACCCCGGACTGGTGGGGTTCCCGATAACCGCAAGGCCGGGAACTCAGAATGTCCAAGGGCCAGCGAATCGAGCGAACGATTCGGCCCCGCCTCGTGCGGACAAGCCAACTGAAATTGGTTTCTTCCACTCCAACACGAGGTAGCTATGTCTACAGAAATTCCGGTAGGATTTTCGGAGCAGTTCTCAACTGCGGTCGAATTGCTCCTACAGCAAAAAGTTTCCAAGTTCCGCAATGCGGTTCGGTCCAATACCTATGTCGGCAAGTCGGCGCAGGTCGTGCAGCAGACCGGTCCCGTCAATCTCGTTGATCTGAATACTCGCCACGGCGATACGCCGATCATCGACACCCCGCATGACAATCGCTGGTGCTTCCCGAATGCCAAGGGCGGCGCTCAGTTGATTGACTGGGTGGATGACTTCCAGGCCATCGCTGATTTCGAGAGTTCGTATGTGCAGAACGGGGCATCGGCGGCGAATCGCGCCATTGATGACACCATTATCAATGGGTTCTTCTCGGAAACGACGAAGACCGGCGAGGATCACGGCACCACGACTGATTGGGCCACGTTCGTTTCGGTGAATGCGGGTCATCAGATCGCAGCGGGGGGCGTTGGGCTCACGATTGCCAAGCTCCGTGCAGCCAAGAAAGCGTTGATGGCGGCGGAAGTCGATGTCGATCAGGAGATGCTCTTCGTGGGCCTCTCGTCTTCGGCACATGACGATCTGTTGGGCGAAACCCAGGCGACGAACCTCGACTACACCGACCGGCCTGCGCTGGTGGATGGTCGAATCAAATCGTTTATGGGCTTCAACTTCATCGACAGCGAACGACTGCCCTTGGCGAGTGCGGAGCGGCGCTTGCCGGTATGGGCTCAGTCGGGCATGGCCGTGGGCATCTGGGGCGATGTGAAAAACAGCGTCTCGATTCGAAACGACAAGAACGATGCGGTTCAGATCTATACGACCGTGATGGTTGGCGCAACTCGCGTCGAAGAGAAGAAGATCGTCGAGATTCTCGTTACTGAGTAATCTCGGCAACCCTGATCGGGCACCCTTGGCGGGGTCGTCTTGGGTGCCTGATTAGAGAACGCAACGCGGTGTCGTGTTGCAATGAGGAAACGAACTCATGTCTTATACATACGGCTCAGCGATTTCGCGGACAACGTCTCAGCCTGGATCTCAGGTTGCGGACATTGCTCATGCACGAACTCGCACCACTCTGTCACGGTTCACGGCAGCGGCACATGCCGATACGGTCAATCTGGTGATCGGCTACTTCAAGTCGTCCGATCAGATCATCGACATCCGATTCTATACGGATGGCGGTGGCACGAATGGTGCTTTCAATCTCGGTCTGTGGACAACCACATTCAGCGATGGTGCGCCGACACACACTGTGGCGGACGTGGATCTCTACGCATCGGCAAAGGCCACGGGCACGGCGATCCTTCACGGGTCAGCCATCGCGACTGTCTTCACTGAAGCGGCCACTCTGGACGACTTCGACAGGGGCAAGGCGCTCTGGGCGCAACTCGCAATCGGGGCGGGTTCGGATACGACCGATCCCGGCGTTACTTATGCATTGATCGCGGACATTTCGACCACGATCGACGCTGCCAATGAACTGGCATTCGAAGTCGAGTACGTGGCTGGCGACTGATTCCGTTTCTCCCGAAACGGTCTCTGTTGAGTCGGGGATGGTTCATGGCGTCCCGTCCCCGGCTCAGCACCTTCGGAGATTGAAACAATGGCAGACAAGACAATCGCTGCGGCAACCCTTGGCGATACCTACGCGAACCTTCCCACAACGGCGGGAACGATTGCGGTGCAGAATGTATCGGTTGTATGGGACGACGCGACTTCGACGGACGACTTGATGGTCGCTCTCGAGAAAGCAAAGATCGCGATACTAGACTATCAGGCTGATAAGTAGTCCAGGTGGCGTCCACGGTTGAAATCGCGAATCAGGCTTTGATCCGAGTCGGGGCGGAGTCGATCATATCGCTTGGCGATGCAAACGAACGAGCACGGGCTGTCAATGCCTCGTGGCCGTTCGTGCGTCGTGAGGTATTGCGTTCCCATTCGTGGAACTCAGCAACTACACGCACTCAACTGGCTGAACTCGCCATCGCTCCGTCATGGGGTTTCGACTCTGCGTATCAGGTGCCCTCGGACAGTTTGCGGATTCTCGAGGTCGATACCGACTACCAATGGCGAATCGAGGGAGACCATATCCTCGTGGACGGAACCGGGGAACTCAACATCCGATACCTGAAAGACGAGACGGATACCGAGAAGTACGATGGCGAGCTAACCGATGTGATGGTGCTCCGTCTCGCGGTTGAGATTGTCGAACGGATTACAGACTCGACTACGAAACGGTCAGCTCTGTTGCAGGAATATCAGGCGTTGATGATGGAGGCCAGGGGCGACGACGGCGAGGAGCAATCACCCTCTGAGTTCGAAGAGGATTCGTGGGTTACGGCGAGGCTCTGAGCGATGCCGAAATCCTCACCGATGCAACACGGGTTCCATGCGGGGCAACTCGGACCACGGCTACAGGGCCGGACTGATCTCGCCAAGTATTACTTCGGTTGCAATGTTCTCCAGAACTTCATCCCGACCGTGCAGGGGCCGATCATCAAACGGAGTGGTACTCGGTTTGTGAATGAGACGAAGGACTCGAGCAAGGTTTCTCGGCTAATCCCGTTCGAGTTCTCGCGTGAGCAGGCTTATATGCTTGAATTCGGCGACCTCTACATGCGGGTGTACCGCGATGGCGGCGTGGTGCTGGAGACGGCACAGGCATTTACATCGAACCCTACCGCAGCGAATCCGGTGGTCATCACCATCACGGGCCATCTGTATCTGGACGGTGAAGAGGTCTACATCACGGGTTCGGCGATGACTGAACTGAACGGGAAGTACTTCACGGTTGCGAACAAGACCGCAAACGATTTCGAATTGAGTGGCGAGAATGGGATAGGCCGCACGACCGGGGCAGGTGGCACCGCCGAACGGGTCTATGAGATAGCCACGGTCTACACAGCCGCGCAGCTCGCAGAGGTTCAGCCCCGTCAGAATGCCGACGTCTTGTTCCTTGCACATCCCGACGTGCCGCCGCAGAAGATTGAGCGAACATCTGATACGGCATGGACGGCAAGCGAAATTGCATTCACGACACCGCCATTCCTTGCCGAGAATGTGACAGATACAACGGTCTATGCGTCGGCTGAAACAGGCGCGGCGATCACCGTTACGGCATCGACGGCGATATTTACCGCAGACATGGTCGGGTCGGTTTTCCGGATCGGCGAGTTGAAAGAGTCGAAGTACCCAAAGTGGGAACCGACGAGCGACTCTGATACGTGGGTCGTGGGGCCATTCAATGTTGGCGACAAATGCTACTACGAGCAACATGTATACGAACTCGTCACGAAGAATGGCACAGGAACAACAGGGCATGATCCGCCCGTA